CTACGCCAGCGTCTGATCAACCGGACGCTAAGTATAACTTTGAATCGCCGGAGGGCGGTATAGATGTTTACTTCCCGAGGGACCGGGAAGGGTTTTTTGACACCAGCTACATTTATGATGGGAAAAAGTGACCTACGCTCTTGTCTATGTTAGGTTGACGTAAAGGAGATTATATATGGCGCGTGAACCGATTGCCGGGATGGTAGAAAATAACATCCCTTCTCAGATAGATATGGACGATGTAGCCGCCGAGGTAGAGCTCGCTATGCCCGCGGGTGCTACGGAAAGTTCCTTAGATATTGAGATTATGGCGGAAGACGACGGCGGCGTTGTGATTGACTTTGACCCGCAAGACCAGCGCGGGCAAAATGATGACTTTTATGCGAATTTAGCAGAGGAAATGCCAGATCGTGAGCTCGGGCGTATTGCCAGTGAGCTGTTGGGCGAGTTTGATGCTAACAAAGCGAGCCGACAGGAGTGGGAGGATGCTTACGCCAACGGTTTGGAGCTTCTTGGTTTCTCCTACGAGGAGAGAACCCAGCCGTTCCGAGGAGCTACCGGTGTTACGCATCCCCTGCTTGCAGAGGCAGCTACACAATTCCAAGCGCAAGCCTTTAACGAGTTGCTGCCAGCGTCTGGGCCAGTGCGTACTGCGATCATCGGAAGTGAAACTAGGGAAAAACAGCAGCAGTCTGACCGCGTAAGGCAGTTTATGAACTACTACATCACCAATGTGATGGAGGAGTACACGCCTGAACTGGACCAGATGCTGTTTTACTTGCCGCTGGCGGGCAGCACCTTCAAGAAAATCTACTATGACGAGACGATGGACCGCGCTGTAAGCAAGTTTGTGCCTGTTGAGCAGCTTGTTGTGCCGTATGAAACGTCAGATTTGGAGACTTGCCCGAATATTACGCAGGTTTTACGTATGCCGCTCAACGATTTGCGTAAAAAGCAGGTCGCGGGCTTCTATTTGGACATGGATGTCCTTCCGGCACAGTCCGATTTGGGCACCGTGACCAGTGAAATTGAGCGTATTGACGGTGTTTCGCCGTCTCAGATCGATTATGACTGCACTTTATTGGAGTGCCACGTTGATTTGGACCTTGAGGGGTACGAGGACACCGATGAAGACGGGGAACCGACCGGTATCAAGGTGCCCTACGTGGTCACCATCAGTCAGGACAACGGTCAAATCTTGTCAATTCGTCGAAATTACCGCGAGGACGACGAAAACAAGAAGAAAATCCAGTATTTTGTGCACTATAAGTTTCTTCCGGGCTTCGGTTTCTACGGTTTGGGGCTTATTCACACGATTGGCGGACTGTCACGGACCGCCACAGCGGCACTGAGGCAGTTAATCGATGCTGGTACGTTGTCCAACCTCCCAGCGGGTTTCAAAGCCCGCGGACTACGGATCAGAGATGACGATGACCCGCTTCAGCCCGGTGAGTTTCGCGATGTGGACGCTCCCGGAGGGGCTATCCGTGACAGCCTGATGCCGCTGCCCTTCAAAGGCCCTGATCAGACGCTATTTAACCTGCTTGGTTTCGTGGTGGACGCTGGTCGGCGCTTTGCAACCATCACGGACATGAAAGTTGGCGATGGCAACGATCAGGCGGCGGTTGGAACGACGCTTGCGCTGATTGAGCAGGGCTCTCGGGTGATGAGTGCGGTGCACAAGCGGCTTCATTACGCTATGCGGCTTGAATTTAAGATTTTGTCGCGTGTAATGGCGGAAAGTCTGCCGCCAGAGTACCCGTATGCGGTTGAAGGCGCGGAATCCGCGGTCAAACAGACGGATTTTGATGATCGCGTGGATGTTTTGCCGGTCTCTGACCCGAATGTGTTCAGTCAGGCGCAGCGGATCACGTTAGCGCAAACCAAGTTGCAGTTGGCTGGTGCGGCTCCTGAGATGCACAACATGCATGAGGTATATCGTGACATGTACGACGCTCTGGGCGTCAAGGACGTTGATCGGATCATGCGTAGGATTCCTGATGAGGAGCCGACACCCAAGGATCCTGCACAGGAGAATATTGACGCCATGGATATGATCCCTCTGAAGGCGTTTGAGGGTCAGGAGCATCAGGCGCACATCATGGCGCACATGGTCTTTGGTTCTACGCCGATGGTGGCTGGTATGCCTGCTATGGCGATGGCGCTTCAGAAGCACATCATGGAGCACGTTCAAATTGCCGCACGGGAACAGGCGGCAGTCGTCTTCTTGCAGGGCAGGCAGCAGGCGGGCGGAGCTCCGGCCTCAGAGGAAGAGATGATGCAGATTGAGGGCCTCACCGCTCAGTTCGTTGCCGAGGGTATGCAGCAGGTCAAGCAGCTCTCGCAGCAGGTATCTGGTCAGGGCCCCGATCCGTTGGTCAAGCTCAAGGAGCAGGAGCTTCAGATTCGTGCACAGTCCGAGCAGGCCGACGCACAGAACGACGCTGCGAAGCTCAATCTGGAAGCACAGGGTCAGCAGATGCGGGCCGATCAATTCCAGCAGCGGTTGGCGAGCCAAGAGCGGCAGACCGCGGCCCGTATCGATGCCGCCATGCAGCGTGAATTTATCAAAGGAAGGGGTCAGTAACCCCACTACGGGAACGGGAACATGGTGGATCCGGTAACGGCGATGGCGACCGCTTCGGCGGCGTTTGGGGCCATCAAAAAAGGGTTTGCTATAGGTCGGGACATCGAGGCGATGGCATCCGACCTTTCGCGCTGGATGGGTGCTTTATCCGACCTAGACCAAGCCGAAAAAGAGGCTAAGAATCCTCCTATCTTTAAGAAGCTTTTCAGCGGCAAGACCGTTGAGCAAGAAGCTATTGAGATCTTTGCGTCCAAGAAAAAGGCGCAAGCGCAGCGTCAAGAGCTACAGCAGTGGATTCAGTATACCATGGGGCAGTCTCATTGGGATGAGTTGATCCGCATGGAAGGCCGAATACGAAAACAGCGGCAGGAGACGTTATACCGGCAACGGGAGCGGCGACGTAAGTTTATAGAAATAGTTTCTATAATAATTTTTATTTTAGCGGTTGCTGCGTTTATTTTCTTCATAGTGTGGTTATACGTTCAACAGGGGTAGCGATGGCTAAAAAGTTTCAACCGGATACGTCATACGCTCAGTATGATCTTGATGGCGACGGTGAGATCACTGATGCAGAACTGGCTCATGCCAAGGAAATACGTCAGGCCGAGCATGAGATGCGTAAGCTGCGGGCTCAGCGGCGTATGGCAACTGCTAGTCTGGCCGCTATGGGAGCGTTTACTGCGGCCATGTTTTTTGTGGAGATAGAGCGGGTAGAGGCTCTGTCGGACATCAGTAACTTGTTTTACATCAGCGGCGCAGGCATTGTGGGGGCGTACATGGGCGCTACAGCTTGGATGTCTAAACGGTGATTGATGCGTTTCTTCTGTTGGTTTACCTCGGGACGGGGGACTTTCGTAAACTAGAGTCCGGTAACATGTATTTTTACTCTGTTACCGAATGTAACTATTTTGCAAATCAGGTCTCCAAGCGTTACGGCAACTATCGTTATATTCAAAACATGGACCCCAAGGATCGGGTGACGGCATATTGTGTCCCAAAACAGGTGGACCCTGAGAGAATAAAGGTTTATTGATGATAATGTGGGACATGCATAATAGGACTACGCCGGAACAAGCGGAAGCTAACAGGAGAAGGCGAGATGCTGCAAGCACTGATCGGCCCCGTGACGGGGCTTCTGGACAAGTTCATCGAGGACAAGGACCAGAAAGCGAAGCTGGCTCACGAGATAGCCACCATGGCGGAGAAACACGCTCACGAAGCGGCCATGGGTCAGATAGAGATCAACAAGGCCGAGGCGCAACATAGGTCTGTATTTGTCGCTGGTTGGCGACCTTTTCTTGGTTGGGGTCTAGCCGCAGCCATGATTTGGCACTTTGTTTTAGCGCCGGTCACCATGTTTGGTTTTGCATATGCGGGCATGGAACCCCCGGACTTGCCGACATTTGACATGGACAGCTTGATGACTGTTCTGTTAGGCATGTTAGGTCTTGGCGGTCTCAGGACCGTGGAAAAGGTTAAGGGTCTTACAAAGTAATGGAAGCCAAC